TAGTAGATTGGTGGGGTAACACTCGTGGTGAAGATGTTAGAAGAGCGCCAGTACGAGGCTTTGGTATCAAACCTGCTTGGGATGCTGGAGATGCTTACGAGTACGACCGTACTAACAACCGTACACCTTATGCTAGATTGTACAACAATGGTTCACCTATTGTTAACCTCAAGGGTATAGCAGACAGTAGCGGCGATGTCTTGAGTTCACCTAGTGCAGTCATACCTCGTTTCGGTGGTAGACTGAATAACACTAACAACGGCAATAGCAACATCTTAGTTGATGTATTCGCTCCTACAAATGCTATGCGAATAGGTGATATGGGTGGTGGTCGTGGTATTAGATACCCAACTCAGTTTAATGAAGATATATTAGTCGAGTTGAGTGATGTCTACGAAGGCTCAGGTGTAGTTTTATCCTATCACACTGCTGAACCTACATTTAGTCAAGGTTACATGCGTCCTAGAAATGATACTCTGCAACCCGATGAAGTCAAGCGTGGAATAAGCGCTAGATTAGATGTAGCAGAAGATGGTTTATTGAAGCCTGAAGCAGCAGTTAGTGAGCGTGTAGAGAGTATCAGCGGGTCATCTGTACACATTGAGCCTATCTCAAGGTCTAGTCCGAGGATAGGTATAGATGCGGAAAACATAGAGTCACGCTCTACAGGAGTAAGCACTGATATGGTGGCAGTCAACACGGAGGCCCATAGCCTACACTCAGACACAGGTGTAGGTCAAAGGGTCGTTTTAGAAGGCGGTATGCGGTCAGGCACTCAATCACTTGATGATTACGACCTCACTGGTTTGTCGTTTGCAGGGCAGCCGCATGGTGGTGTTATGCGGTTTAGTCATACAAGCAACATCAAGGCTATGGGTGGTAGTTACATACTTGAAGCACGCTCATTCGTAAATCCGTTTGATGATACAGGGTGGGGTAGAAGTGGTTCAGGAACTACGAGTAACCCATATCAAACCTCTACTAGTACCTCGAATCCTCACAACTTAGTAGACACAACAGTGCGCTTCATGGTAAGACCAGTAAAACTACTTGATAACAAGCACATTGAAGTCTTTAGGTCTAATAGATTAGTAGTAGGTGGCACACCTCAAGACGGTGGCACATACTACTCAGCCACATCGGGTGGTAAGTATGGTCTATTCACTTATGAGTCAACTAACGGTGGCGCTACTTCTTACATGCGCTCATCTATACCTAATGCAAATGCACCGTATCAACCAGTCTACTTAATGGAAAGTAGTAGCGATACAGCGCCTACCTCAATGGGTCCTAAGTTACCGGGCGCTGGTATGACAACATTTGACAAAGATACTATCAAGACTACAGTCACTAGGTTGATTGTCACTGAAAATACTTTACAGCATTACAGAAGCGATGCGCCTAGACGTACAGGAACTGGTAAAGATTACGCAGTAAAGCCCCGATTTAGTCAATCTTTGCACTCAAAAGGACATAAAAAGGATGTTACATACAGTACATCTGACCACAGTGGTGATGCGTGATGCCTTACTTAGCACAACAACGCACAACCACTGACAACGATGTCATTATGAAGCATACAAGAAAGCCTGTATTTGTTGACAACGCTCTACACTTAGGAGAGGTAACAAAACAGGGTCCTAGTAAATCAAAGGTAACACTGAGAAAACGCAAAGCAGCAACTTACGCTATAGCCTCTACTCATTCATATGCTATTGATGAGCGAGAAGATAGCATAGTTTTGACACATACACCTACGGCTGGTCATGATTCTACTACTGCAATATACTACATGGACTCAAAACTAGAAGGAAACGATGCTGCTTCAAATACTCCACCGTTACTATATTCTATAAATAAGCAAACTGAAAGACTGTCGCTAGGTAGTACATCTAGTGGAAATGAAGGTACAACTTTCGCAATTCGTAACATGAATGGCCTGACTTTGAGTGAACTAGGGTTTAACTCGACCAAAGCCTACGCTGCTCAGCCAGTTGATGTAGGTCTTAGAACCACTGATATGGCTATCAGGTTAGGTAATGAGGTAGCGGGGGACTTGACTTCAATTAATACTGCTCTTCCTATCACTCCATCTAACTCTAGTAATGACCGTAGAAGTTTCAGCACTACTTTCGTATCTGCTGATTTCTATGGTGTCAATCTAATTACTGCTTTGAGATTCTTAGGTAGACATGATAACCACATAACTTACTTTGAAAGATTTGGTAGTTTGCTTTACGTGCCGTTTAATTTCGCTGAGGCAGGTCGTCGTGTTGACAGTTCAATGAGAATAGGCACAGCATCTTCTAACCCAATAGACAACACTAGTAACAGAATCATAGTACAAGGTAAGGCGCTAGCGGTTAACGAAATGGCACGTGCTGAAGTCAATGACGGTGAGAAACAAAGTGGTCGTGGGGCTGAAGTTATACAAGAGCCACAAGTAGTAGAGGACTTCACAGTTAGTAGCAATCAACAGGCTAGAATGGTTGCTAACAACATATTGAAGGTAAACAATTTACTCAAAGGTAGCAGGTCTAGTAATGGTCATCCTGACTCATGGGATTTGAGGCCGGGTAAAATAATTGATTATGACGGAGTTAGACGGATTCTAGTAGAAGTAAAGCACAATCTAGTGAACAACACAGCAGACCTTGTCTTCTTAACCCTAGATACAGGTATTGAAGGTGTATTGCTAGGTATATCTGAAGGCGCTCAAAGCACAGGTAGCAATCCAAACGTAGCGGAGCAAATAACTGAGACTAACTTCTCACTATTTGGTGAAATTAAGATAGTTACTGTACCTATCATTACAATACAAGGACATGGTAATTCAGGCTTTGTCATAGGAAAAGCCATGAATAGAGGAGTTATAGGTGCTACTAGCGACCAAGAAGTAATAGGTGGAAGTAAAAGTACCCCAATAATTAGGAGTGAGTGAAATGCCAATAAGTGACCACATAAAGAGGACTTTACTAGATACACTTGTTAGTAATATCAATGAAATGATAGTTGGATTTGATGGCACACCCTCTACTGGCTCAGATGGTTCTGCTGGTAGACCTGCTTTGACAATCAATCCTACTGTTAGAATAATTGATGATAGCACTATTTTAGTCGAAGGTTTCATACCTGCGACTGAGTCGTTTACTGATACAATCAAAGAGGTCTACATACAGTTTAGAGGCACATCAACTTTTACACCAGTTGCTAGACACACCATACTACCAATCAAGAAGACCACTAGTAATGAAGTAAGAATCCAAGTATTAATTGAGGTGAAATAATGACTACGAATAACCCCCTATCAGGCCACACGGATGGCACAAATGACGGACTAAAAGACGGCGACCATATTCTATCTCCGTCTCTAACTAATCTCTATGAAGGTGTACATGGTAATGGTATACTACTACCACACGATACAGCATATGGAGATAGCGATAGAAATGACCCACCTGATTTACCCGGCGCAATAAGTGCAGGTTCAGCGGCAAATCAGTTTGTAGTTAAAGCATGTGATGTAATCTTAGATGGTGTAGTATATGCTATAGGAGGAGGTAGTGACATAACAGTTACATTGACATCTACTACTTCTCAGAAACTAGGTACTTTTACAGCATTGACTGCTAATCAAGAGTGTATCTTCGTAGTTGTTGCTACTGCTGAGGGTTTGAAAGTTACACAAACTACTCCTATCGCTACAGCAGCGGGAGCGTATGCTTCTATTAGTGGCACTGCTGCATCTTATTTAACGAGTGGAGGAGGCGCTGGTGAGAACAGACAGTCTGTTGTGTTAGGTACAGTGAGGGCTACAAGAGTCACTGGTTCTACAGTGGGTGACTTGAATATCCAAACGCTATCAGAATACAATGACAAGCGTGTATTTGTAAGACCTACCCCCTTGTACCTATCACCTGTACGCGATGGTAATATTTCATCTACTACTGGTATCAACGGTCATACTGCTTTATCTCAAGTTCATGGCACTGGTCAACATGGAAACTTTGGAGACAATGGTGTCATTTGGCAATCATTTAACGCTAACAATGAGTCTATGCTTTACTACAGTAGAAAAGATGCTAGTAATAGACATACTCACTTACTAGGCCCTACTAATGTCAGCGTATCAAGTCCTAGCACAAATCAAACATTCACGTTTGACAGTGACCAAGTGTTTGTATTAACTCCTAGTTCAACAATCAATCTCAACCCTAGTGGTACATTCCCACCCGGTCATCACGTGTTTGTCTCAGTTCCCAGTGGTAGCACTGTAACTTTTGATAGCAGTGGAGCCAACGTTGGTATAGCATCAGGTAGCGCTGTTATGTTTGTCTATGACGGCACTAATTGGAAAACTGTGCTATATAGCAGCACTATCGCTACGACATCTAGTGGTACTAGTGGACTTGTGCAACTATCAGACGGTAGTGGCGGGTTCACAAGTGACTCAACTCTCTCATACGATACAGCGGCTAATGAACTCACCGTTAACGGTAAGTTAACCGTAACAGGTCTAATTGACCCAACTGGTCTTGAGTTAAACCCACAAGCAAGCAACCCTGCTTCTGCTGATGCGAGTGTCGTGGATGCTAACACAATATGGCTAGATAGCGGAGCATCTAATCGCCCTAAAATTGGCTC